CTTGGACGCGGACTGAACCAAATCGGCGACAGCCGCCATGGTGACCTTCATGTCGGAATTGCCCTCCGGGCTGTATGGAGAGGGCAACTCGCCCTCGAAGGATTCGCCCGACCACCAGTTCAGGAACAGCGTCAGGCACTCGATGAGTGAATTCACGTCGCAGAGCTCCGGATCGCCGTTGGCCAGCTCCGCCAGCTCCTGCACCAGGCAGTTGATCAGAGCACTCCGGATGCTGGCCACCTCGGCCGGATCGTGCGGGTGGTCGGTGCCGTTGGCCCCATCGGGCGCTGGCGGCTCGGTAGTGGCCTGCTCGAGCGCCGCGATGGCGATCTCGTAGGTCTGCGCCATGCCGGCGGACCAGTTCTCTGGAAGCAGCTTCGACTGTCCCAACGCAGCGGCGCGCTTCTTGATGAACGCCCTGGCCTTGGCCGGATCCTTGGAGCGCCCAAATGCCTTGATGGCATTCTTGAGATCCTGCACGCTGGCAATCGGGAACGACCCGTCCGGCAGTGCGTCGCCTTTCTTAGCAAGTCCCTTGCGCTCAGTGGTCGACACGTCGCGCTGGGCCAATTCCGCCCTGGCGGCCTCGTCCACCTCATCATCGTTGTCGCCCGCATCGGCCGTGAGGGAGTCGTCCTGAGCCGCGGTGTGCCCGTGCTCATGCGCCACCCCGGAGCCGACCGTGTTGTGCTCCGCCACCCCGGCCGCGTGGGTGTGGTCGTGCTTGTGCCGCGCGCCCCCATCCTCGTCGTGGTGATGGAGATGAGAGTGCTCAATGTTGGCCGCCTGCGTGAGGTCGATCACGTTCTCGACCAACTTGAACGCCGCGTCGACGCCAGCACTCTCGCCCAAGATGAGTTTGGTGGTGGGATTCGACGGCCGGTCGCAGAGCGAGTACTCGACAATGCTGCCGCCGACCACCCAGTCGACCCCAGGCTCACGCTTCTTGTCGATGATGGCATCGTGGACGCCCACCGACAGATTGCACAGCACTCGGTTCTCGACCTTGGCGGCCGTGACGGGGTCGACGATGATGCCGGGGAAGTAGACCCCGTCGTCCCGGATCTCCAGGGCGGTCGCCCTGCCGACGGCGCGCTTCTCATCATGCTGCTCGCGCAGATTGGCGCCCGTGGAGAACCAGCGCTCGGACTCGTGTGCCAGCCACACCGGATCCATGCGGTGTCCGCTCATCGACAGCTCAGACCCGGCTCCCTTGCTCACCTTGAAGGCCAGCACTCCGGTCTTGGGGTCGCGCTCCGACTGGGTGATCTCCCCGAGCGACACGTAGGTGAGTTTCATGAATCAATCCTTGCTAGGAGCTGCGGGCAAGAGAACGCACCGGCAGCGAGGGTGAGCGGGGGGACAGATCGCCCCAGACGGGAAGGCATCGGTAAGCGGAATCACGCCGGCGTCCTTGTTGGCCTCACAGATCGCGCAGGGGAGGAGCTGAGTCAGCCACTCCTTCCCCGGCACGTCGTTGGCCTGGTAGGTGTCGAGTGCGCCTCGGTTCATCGCCCGGGCGGTTTCGGTCAGAGCCACCAGGTGGGCCTGGAGCGGTGAGTTGACCAGGTCCTGGATCTTTTGCTCGGTGGTGGCGACCGAGTCGCCGTCCTGGACGGACGCCGCCAAGGCCTTGCCTAGCTGCTCCAGTTGAGTCCCGCGGATCCCCTTGATGGTGATGCCGGCTTCGTCCAGGAGTTCCTGGAGGCTGCGTTCCGGTGCCTCCGTTGCGAGGTCCGAGACTGCCGTCGCATCGCCAGGGGCCCAATCGGGCCAGTCGACCTGCTCGGCCGCCTTAGACACATCGTCGGCTGCGGCTTCGAAGTCGGGCGAATCCGCCAATGCGCCGTCGGCTGAATGCACCCCTGCGGCATAGGACTCGCGGTACAGCGCTCTGACGATCCGCGCCGCCGCAACCGCGGGGATCTCCATTCCCTCGAGCATCGCCTCGGCCGCTTGGGCGTCAGCGTCCTGTTGGCTCGGCGCCGTCTGGGTGATGGCATCCGGGCGCAACTTGCGCCACGCCTCGACGATGACCTTCGGGTCGAGTCCGCCCGCCAGGGCAACGTGCAGCGGACCGGCATAGGCCAGGGCGATCCGGCCCATGATGGCCCAGCCCCTCGGCGGGGCCTCAGCTTTTGGGGACGGGATCCCTCCGGCCGCTTGAGTCAAGAGCGCAAGAGCGCCGAAGTCGTTGGACCTTCCGGCCTCATTCAGCGCTAGCCCGAGTTCCGGCGAGACTGAGCGGAACTCGAAGTCGCGCCATGCCTTCCCTTTGCGCCGGTCGGCGAAGGTGGCGAACTGCTTCAGCTCTGCACCTTTGTCGTCGGGCGTCGGGGGCGCGTTACCGTTTGACGGGGGCTGCTGTCCCGGTGCCGCCACGATGGGCGTCGGCGCAGGGGCGTTCTGCTTCTCCATCAGCCCTTTGAGGAACACCACTCCGGTGGCGGTGACGACCATCGGCTCGTCGGCCTCGGGGAAGTCGAATGGCGGCTCTCCGTTGTCTCCCTGGATGCGGTTCAGGGTCGTGAGTGCGCTTGAGATCCGGATCTGCTGCGCCTGTGCGGTGGCGAGCTCGTCCTGCTCGGTTGCGCTCCCGTTCAGTACGAAGCCGACCTCGGGCGACATGGCGCAGTAGCGAGTCGCCAGCTCATTGATCAGCGACTCGAACCACGCATCGGTCGGCTGGTCGCCCATCGACTCCGACTGGTCCTGCTCACCTTCCTGCTGCCCTCTTCCGCCGATCCCCATGTGGGGGATGACGCCCAGCTGGGTCGGCATGACGTGGAACGGCGAGCCGATCTGCTTGATCAGCATCTCGGCGTAGTCGACCTTGAACTTCTCTCCGATGTCGGGGAACACCATCGGGTCGAATCCCTCGGGGTAGACCTGAGTGCGCTGCCGCTCGTGCAGCTGCCCCGCCATCCGGTCGTTGTAGACCGACTGGTAGTTCCGCACCTCCTGCGGCGTCATGGGGGTGTTGGTCTTCACCCCCAGGCGCGGCATCGTGCCATCGGTGTACTCGGTCCTGAGCCACGCCTGGTAGCCCATCCAAAGGCCTGCAGCCGGCATGCTGATCTCGACCGGGCTCAGTCCGTAAGGCGAGTCCGCTCTGGGGTTGCGCGGCCGGTACAGGATCGCGTCAGCCAGGAACTCGTGGTCCGGATCCTCTTGGGCCGTGAACTCCCCGCGGGGGAAGCCCCAGAGGACTTGCTGGTACGCCACCTCCGGAGGGACCGGCGCAAAGCCGCGGTGGTCGATGATCGGCTTGATGGTGGCGCCGTCAATCACCTCGAAGCTCACCCTGCCGCCGAAGGTGAACTGCGGGTAGACCGTGGTGGCGTCGATCACCATCAGCTGCTCGAGGATCTGGTTCGCCCAAGGGGCCCATGCGACGCCGTGATACCAGTCGGGGTACTCAAACGTCGTCCGCAGCCGCTCGATCTCGGGCATGAACTGATCCCGCGCCATCGCAGCCGCCTTGGTCGAGGTGGCGCCCATCTTCTGCTGCACCGCCGCCACTGCCTCGGCCTTGACCACGAAGTCCCACTTCTTAGCCAGCACGTTGTCCTTGCGGATCTCGATGCAGCGGCGCACCAAATCGCATCCCCGGACCGGGTCCGCAACCTGCTTCAGCATCTCGAACGGGACGTAGCGATGCGGAAGCGGCTGGAGGTTGGTCGCGATCTGGTACTGGTAGCGGCGGGGGAGCGGTCGTCCGGAGGGCCCTAGCGGATCCAGCGGCACCGGGAACAGCGCTGCGCCTGGTCCCATCGCGGGCTGGACCGGGTCGCGAGGCAGAGGGCTGGGGAGTTGCGACATAAACCCGCCAGCCTGACTCGACCGAGCGATGATCTCTGTCGCGGAGTGCGACGCGACCGCCCCGGTGGGGAGCCCATTCAGCGCACGGGCGACCGCCTGCTCGACCACCTCGGCGATGTCCGGCTTGCGGCTCCAGAATGCCATCAGCGAGGGGCCTGAGGAGACCAGGGAGCGACTCCAACCGTCGGCTCGGTCCGGTTGACCAACTGGTCCAGGAAGCTCACGGCCGAACCTCCTTCCTTCAGTTTGGTCAGGGCCCAGACCAAGGCGTCCATCCGGTCGGGCGACGAGCCGGAGCCCCGCACCCAACTCGTCATCTGGGCCTCGAGTTCCGGGAACACCCCGAAGTGATGGACCTTCTCCTGCTCGTAGAGTGTCGAGATCGGCTCGGCGCGCTGCTCCTTGCCGCGGGAGGCATGGACCAGCTCGACGGGCACGTTGGGCTCGATCGCGCGCAGAACGCGATCGACCATGTCGCCACCGAAGTTCTTCTCCGCGACGATCTTGTCGGCCTTCCATTGCCGTAGGGCCGCCAGCGCGCGTCTTGCCCAGTCGGTGGCCGTCATGCGGCCCGAGCAGTCCTCCAGGACCCAGAACTGGCGCGCGCGGTCGATCCCGCACACCACGATCCCGGTCTCGTCGTTGGTCTCCTTTGCGCCACCGGCCGGGTCGACCCCGACGAGGATCCGAGCCATTTCGGGCCTGACGTACTCCCCGTTGGAGTCCACCGGCGCGCGGTTGTCATCAATGGACTTCTGGGTCCAGAGCGCACCGACCACGTCAGTGGCGGGCGTCTGCTGGAAGAGGGCACTCCACCAGCGGTGCCCCAGTTCGGCACGGAGGTCCGCTAGGGCGGCTTCGTCGTACCTCTGCGGCCAGAGAGCGGCACCGACCGGCCTGCCGATCGGGTCACCGGCCTCCGCTATGGCGGGGATCCGGATGTGAGTCCACGGAACCGGAGAGCGGGAGACGAGTCTACCGACCAGGTCGTCGGGATGCCAGCGGGTCATCACCACGACGATGGAGGCATTGGGCTCGAGCCTGGTCCGGACGGTCGACAGGTACCACTCCCAGGCGGCGTCCCGCATGGTCAGCGAGAGCGCTTCCTCGGCATTCTTGACCGGGTCGTCGATCAGGAACAGGTTGGCCCCCATCCCGGTGATGCGACCACCCACCCCTGCGGTCGTCATGCCGCCTCGGTGGCCAGCGACGTGCCACTCGGCTGCGGCGCTGACGTCGGCTCTGAGCCTTACGCCGAAGGTTGTGGGACCGAACGCCTCCAGGATGTCGCGGGTCTTGCGGCCCCACGACATCGCGAAGGTGTCCTGGTACGACGCCAGGATGATCCGCCGGTCGGGGAAGTTCCCCAAGTACCACGCCGGGAAGGCGGCCGAACAGAGTTCTGACTTGCCGTGCCTAGGCGGGAGAGTCACGATGATGCGTGCGCCCGTTCCCGTTGCGGCTCCGATGAGCTCCCGCTCCAGCAGCCGCAGGTGCGCCGGGAAGCTCCAGGATGATCCCATCGCCTCCCGCGCCAGAAGGAGCGGCGTCAGCTGCCCCATCGAGCGCGTCGTAGAGGGCTTCAATGGAGGCTCTGACGTCGGGCCGGTTGAGAGCTGTGGCGTCGAGAGCAGTGACAACCAGCCCTCCTTCGACCTTCAGCCGATTGGCCGGCTCCTGGCCGAGCAACTTCGCCTCGTCCATCGCGGCCATGCGGTAGGTGTTCAGGTAGGCCGAGCGATTGAGCGACGTCTCCTTGGTCTCCAAGAACGCCTGCTCGGCGTTGGCTTGCACCCAGCGCAACCGCCCGACCGTCTCGGTCAGCGACCCGAGCACCTCCTCGTGAGCCAGCTCTCGGATCCGCTTGCGGTCCTCGTAGACGGTGTCGGGATCGAGGCTCAACTGCTGGCCGATCTCCCGGGCCGAACGGCCTTGGAGCGTCAGCGCGAGCACCACGTGCAGCCTTTGGAGGATCTCGGGGTCTTGCGGCCAGGGCAGTTGGCCTTTCTTGCGGCCGGTGTACGTGCGGTGGTTGCGAGACGGGCCGGTGCGCCTATTGCCCTTGTTCTGCTTCGGGGTCGAGACGGTAGTGGGGGTTGCCATGCACTAGACCGGGCGCTGCTCTGTAATTGCCATGCTGGCTCAGCCGCGGTTGCTGGGGCGCCACTCTCGCTCGACCGGTTTTACTTCGCGCTCATCCAGTTGCTTCTTGACCTCGGCCGCGATGGCGCCCTTGAGATCTGTAGTCAACTCGAGTTCGACCACGATC